GATTATTATAATAATGGCAACAACTACACCGATAGCTATTTTTTTATTAGCTACAGCTAGTGCCCATACTTGTTTTACTTTTTCCATAGTTTTCTCCTCTTTTTATTTTATTATACCCCAATTAGGACCAGATTCATAGTCTACTTTATTAGGAACTTCGAGAGAAACGGCATTTTCCATTATTTCTTTTATTTTATTTGCGTTATCTTTTACTGATATATCCAATTCATCATGTACCTGGATGTGTGGAATAATTCCTTCTTTATGTAATTCTATCATTGCTTTTTTAGTCATATCAGCAGCTGATCCTTGTATCAATCTATTCAAAGCTTTGTATGTATAAGCTCTCTTAATCCCTGGTCCGTGTTCCAGGAGCGCTGCATCATGAGGCAATGCCTTATGAATACCAAATTGATTGGGTTCCCATAAATGAAATCTACAAAGTCTACCTAGCAACGTTCGTATCTTACCAGAACTTTGTGCTCTTCTCATCACAGCGTCCATTAATTGTTTTACGAATGGAACTTTATTATGATACTGTCTAAATAGTTCTTCGGCTTTTTCTTTAGAGACTCCAAGTTCTGCTTGTAATTTATTTTTTCCCATACCATAGAACAGACCAAGGTTTATTGTCTTGGCCTGTGATCTAGGTATCTCTGCCATATCTGCCACGATAGTATGAAAATCTGCATCGCCCTCACGATACGCGTTTAATACTTCGTCCACTCCATAGAGATTCTGTAAAGCTGCATAATGCACTACCAGCCTAGGCTCTTGCTGAGAATAGTCAAAACAACCCCATGTATGGCCTTCCTCGGGTATGAATAATGACCTAATAGCTGGTCCAAGTTCTTTATTTCTGGCTGGAATCTGCTGTAAATTTGGATTAGAGTAAGAAAATCTTCCAGTTACTGTTCCCCCATTATCTCCTCTTAATTGATTAATTTCGGCATAAATTCTTCCCTTGTAAGAATGCTTCAGTATGGTATCAATAAATGTGGTATGGGCCTTATTAATTTCTCTGGCTCGGGCTATCTGTTTCACTAGTGGGTGGGGGTGATTCTGAAGGAAATTTTTTGTAAATGAAGGAGAGTTTGTCTTTTCAGTACGGTCAAAAGGTAGGTGAAGTTTTTCAAAAACTTTGGCAATGGATCTTGCTGCCCATATTTGAACATTTATTTGTGTTTCTTTTTCTACTTCTAGTAACAATTGCTTTTCTTGTCCAACTAGGTTGGTTTTCAATTTGTGCGCTGCTTCCACATCAACGCGAACACCTTTAAATCTCATATCAATTAGACAAGGAAAAAGTTCTATTTCTAAATTAAAAATAGATTGTATGTCCTGGTGTAAAATTTCTTTCTTTAATTCTTGCCAAAGTTCATAAGTTAATTCTGCATCCTTTTCAGCATAAGAACCAACATACATCGCTGGTAATTTATACATTTCAGCTTTAGCATCTACTCCCCAGTCTTTCGCAGCTTGATATAAAGCAGCTTCGTCTTTACCCTGGCCTATATATCGTCTGGAACAATTGTTTAAATCATAACGCATTTGATTTTCGTCAACAATAGCTGCAGCAATCATAGTATCTACAATTTTACCATTTATTTTTAATCCAAGAGATCTAATCCAACATACGTCATACATAGCATTATGAAATATTTTAATAGCATCTGTGTTAAGGACTCCTTGAAACCATTTTAAAACTTTCTTACGATCCATATTACCACCACCTTCATGAGCAATTGGATAGTAACCTGACCATCCTTTAACAGCGACAGCTATCCCTGTAACATCTCCTCGTTTAGTAATAGAACCTGAACCCATTTTAACTAGATCAGGGTCTTTAGTTTCTAAGTCTATTGCGATTTCTTTATGTTTAGATAGATCTGGAAATTCGTCTGGCGGTAGCCATTCCGTTTGCGCTTTAAAAAGTGGTACTTGCATCATTTAATTATCCCCCATGAGTTTGATTTTTGTTTGGTTTCTTTTTTTGGTTTCTCTATTTCTTTATAATCTCTTTCAAGAATCATTTCTAAAAAGTGTATAGCTTTCAATATATCTTCCTTCTTTCCTTTAAGTCTGTGCCGACAAATATATTTTATAGCACATCCTTCAGGAAAAAGTAGTTCATTTTCAACTACAAACTTACTTGGTTGAATTTTAAATTTTTGATAATGAGATCCTCCGTGTTGCTTATCCCAAACGTTGCTCATACATCCCCCATCGGAAAAGCTTTATTTTCATCTTTTGGTCGTACAATATGTAAATGTTCCTTGGTCCGTGTTGCACCAACATAGAACAATCTATTCTCGTCATCTTTATTTCTCTCATAAGCTTGTTGTGTATTATAAGTAAGGTCTGGAAGTATAATTACATTATCTTCTTCTCCTCCTTTAACACTATGAATAGTTGATAATTTTATTCTAGCCCCACTTTTTAAAGACTCACCATTAGCTCTCATCTTTCTAATGTATGTAATTCTTTTTGAGCCTGCGTTATCAAAACATTCATACCAAGTTTTTTTAGTATTTAATCCATATCCTTTAGTTAAAATATCTATTCCATAAAAGGAATCTTTCGCTAAAGCCTTCAATTTTTTCTTCTCCCAATTACTTTCTCCCATGTATTGAGCTATATTTTGAATGTCTCTGGAATGCATTAATTGTCCTTGTCTTAAATGTTCCCAATTAGCTGCAGATTCTTGAATATTTTTTTCATAAGATTTTCCAAACCTATTTTCAAAATAAAAACCTTTTTCCGTTAATACGTCTTCTAATGGTTTTAATTGATGTCTTGTTCTAGTTAATACTAACCAGTTTCCTTCTTTCATGTTTATGTCTTCAAAATTCCAATGCTTAGTAATAGAGCCTGCGTGTGCTTTAGGTTGCCAGTTTTTAGGTAATCTATTAGACACTCTTTCAATAATTTTCATTGCATATTCATGAATCTTTCTAGGTATTCTCATTGATTGAGTTAAATTTAAAATTTTTCCTTTTTGGGTTATGAAAGAATCTACATCTGCTCCAGCCCATCTAAAAATAGCCTGGTCATCATCACCTGCAATAAAAGAATCATTTGTATCAAAACTATTTACCATATCCCATTGCATTCGAGATAAGTCTTGTGCTTCATCTATAAACACTACATCAAATTTTGGAGATTTGTCCGACTTAACAAAGTCTAATATCATATCATTATAATCTATAAGACCGTATTCTTTTTTATATCTACGTAATTCATTAGCTATAATAATAAGTTTATCATATTCTAATTTTTGATTGTGTTCTTTTAAATTAAATTGTTGATCTAAAGTAATATTTCTTAATTTAGCTAAATGTATAATTCTTAAGTAATCACTTTTAGTTGTAAATAAACCAGTCTCCTCATCATCCCAATCATTATAATCAATTGGTATTTGAATTTTCTTTCCTAAATCCTCGTAGTGTCTACGTTGCATAACATTTTCTTTGTTAATTCCTAAACGTCTAAACGCTAATGAATGTAAAGTTCTAAAGTATGGAAGATCATCTTCAGTTAAGTTAAATTTTTCAATTGCTCTGCCCTTGGCTTCGTTAGCTGCTTTTTTAGTAAAAGCAAAATAACCTACTTTATCTGGATCAGTTTCTTTTAAATAATCATCTACTTTATTTAAAAGCGTATGAGTCTTTCCTGTTCCAGGGGGTCCTAATACAATTGTTTTCACTAAAAGGCATCTTTCGGTTTAAGTTGTTTTTCTTGATAAACTTTTTCTGGTTTTTCAAATGCGTCTACGATCATTACGCTTGGTCTTTTCTTACCAATATAAATTCTGTCATCTTTACAACCACAATGTTGTATTAATAAATCCTGCGTAGTTTGATGTTTTTCTGGCCATTTTCTTCTTTGTAAATAACCATGAAAAAATTTATTAAATATAAAATGATGTTTGCCTTCATGAGTCCAAACGTTTCCTAAAAATATTTCTTCTTTATTTGTTGTTGCTGCTGAATCATTAGTACAATACTCTTCTAAATGATCTTTTAATTGTTCAATTAGTGATGATCCAATTGGTGCCTTTATAAGTTCTACTCCTGCAAGGAGCATATCTGTATATTTTTCAAATTCTTTAACAGTGATTCTTGGTGGTTTTCTATTAATTTGTTTTGTAACTGTTCTTCTAAATAATCTTTGTTCTAATAAAGAATCAATAGTGTCTAATTTTACTCTTTCTCCATCTACATTAACCCAGTAATATGGTTCGTCTAATTCTACTTTTTGTAAATCACTTAATGTAGGAAATACTGATTCTCCCCCTATTCCAAATTTTCTAGTCTTACATAATAATTTATCACAATGATTACACATAGGCTCTTCATTACATTTAAAACCTAAATCTTTTTTACTATGAAATTTTATTTTATCTTGAATAACTTTATCTTCTAGAGGTGTAATAAAATGATTATAATTAAATTGATTTATTTTTCTAGGCCATTCTTCTGGCCATTTTCTTTTTGCATATTGAATGAATTGATAAATGACTCTATCTCTTCCATCATCTAGTTTGCTTTGTGTTAATGATTCTAAACAAGGAGGACCATCACTAAATTCTGATTGTGGTCTTTTAACTTCTAATTTTTCTAATTGTTCTGGTGTCTGAACATTACTTTTATACAACACATAAAAGTCATCCATACTAGCAGCATTTCCATTTTCAAGAAAGGCATATCTTGTTGTATTATCACCATTAAAGTATGGTAAATTTAAAAAATTTCCTGTATCATCT